ACCGTAGTAGCTGGACTGGTAACGCCTGAAGGGGCATGGATAGGCGCAGACAGCCTTAGTTCCACCGATGACGGCCTTGCCTCGCTTATAACCACACCGAAGGTAGGCAGGTTTGGCAATCTCCTATTGGGCTACTCAGGCTCGTTTAGGGTCGGGGCAATGTACTTCAAGGTTGCAAAGAACGCCCACAACCCCACACTTGAGCAATTACTTGAAAGCGTCAAACTACCCGACGACCTCAAAGACGACTGGGAACTACTAGCCATAGAGCATGGACACCTTTACGAGATAACTTCCAACTCAGGGCCACTAGAGGCTAGGAAAGACCATGACGGCATTGCCTACGGTGCTATTGGCTCCGGTGCAGCTCCAGCGCTTGGATCACTATTCACCGACCACGAGGATGAGGGCAGTTTGTATCAAGCACTTGAAGCCTCAGCCATGCACACGACCAACGTGCGCTCACCGTTTCTGGTATTGTCTCTGTAATGCTTCTAAAGGGGAATTGCCTAGAGTTGCTGGCAGAAATGCCGGACAACAGCGTTGACTCAATAGTCACCGACCCACCCTACGAACTTGGTTTTATGGGCAAGTCTTGGGATAACTCAGGGATTGCGTACAGCGTAGAACTATGGAGCCAAGCACTTCGGGTTCTAAAGCCAGGTGGACACCTACTTGCCTTTGGTGGTTCAAGGACATACCACCGCCTTGCCAGCGCAGTCGAAGATGCAGGGTTTGAGATTCGTGACCAGATTATGTACTTGTATGGTTCAGGGTTTCCCAAGTCGCTAGACGTTAGTAAGGCGATTGACAAAGCGGCTGGGGCAGAGCGTGAAGTGGTGGGTCATAACCATTATGCAAATCGCAGACCAAATGCAGTTTCTAGTGAAGTAATGGAAACTGGACTAGGAATAAATCACGACATCACCTCCCCTGCCACTCTCGAAGCCCAACAATGGCAAGGCTGGGGAACTGCCCTAAAGCCAGCACACGAACCTATTGTTGTAGCTCGCAAACCTCTTATCGGCACAGTAGCCACCAATGTCCTGACCTACGGCACAGGTGCGCTGAACATAGATGGGTCAAGAGTTGGCACAGGAACTGGCAAAACCAAGACGGTTCAATACCCCGACATTCGTGGAAACAATTACAACAACGCAGAAGGTACGGTTGAATACATTGTAACAGACCAGGGTCGATGGCCAGCCAACGTAATCCATGACGGTAGTGAGGAAGTGCTGGAGGGGTTTCCAAGTGTAAAAACAGGAAGTATCAAGCCTCACCAACAAAACAGTGAGTCCGATTCATTTGGGTTAAAGGGAAAGTTTATTACTGGTTCGCATTTAGGCGACTCAGGCTCCGCAGCTCGTTTCTTCTACTGCGCTAAAGCCAGTAAGTCCGAACGCAACGCTGGGCTAGAGGGCTTGCCAGAAAAGCCAGGTGGTTCAAATGCTAAGGGATACACACAAGACGTTGCTAATGGCTTAGACCGCAACCGACCAGTAGCAAACTTCCACCCCACCGTCAAGCCAATCGCTCTTATGCGCTACTTAGTCAAACTTGTCACTCCAACCAACGGCACAGTTCTTGATCCATTCTTGGGTAGTGGCACAACAGCAGTCGCAGCAATACTTGAAGGCTTTAACTGGATGGGTTGTGAGATGACTGAGGACTACTGGCCTATCATTGAGGCACGAGTGGCGTGGGCTGAAGCTCAACCTAAAACACTTTTGTAACCATAACTACACGCTAGTAATTACATAGGTGTAACCAAATGTGGTAGTATTGTATGTTACTATTGGCGTTTCTTGTCCACATAGTGAACATAAGGGGAAGCATGAAGGTAGAGACAGTATCACTAACAGCTCTTACACCTGATCCACTCAACGCTCGAAAACACAGCAAGCGCAATTTAGACGCAATCGCAGCGAGCCTCTCGAAGTTTGGTCAACGTAAGCCCATAGTGGTCACGCACGACGGCGTAGTTATTGCTGGCAACGGCACACTTGAAGCCGCTAGTTCACTGGATTGGAAAGAAATCTCTATTGCTCGCGCACCTAAAGACTGGGATGAAAACACAGTCCGAGCCTACGCACTTGCAGACAATCAGACCGGCGCACTAGCCGAATGGGATGACGACGTTCTTAATACAGCTTTTGAGGAATTAACCTCTGAGGGCTGGGATATCGCTGAGTTGGGTTTCGACCTCAACATAGACGTAACGGAACCGCTTAACGGCAAACTTGATGATGTTCCTGAAGCGCCTGTGACCCCGAAAACTCAACTTGGCGACATTTATCAATTAGGCGAACACCGCCTTATGTGTGGTGATAGTACCGACCCTGTAATGGTTGGAATACTTATGAACGGTCAAAAGGCCGACATGATGTGGACTGATCCTCCTTACGGTGTTTCATACGTTGGAAAAACAAAAGATGCTTTAACCATTGACAATGATGGCGGAGACAATTTGTATGAATTGCTTTTATCAGTATTTCAAAGGGCTGTAGAGTATTTGAAACCAGGAAGCCCCTGGTATATTGCTCATCCACCTGGCAAGAATTCAATTACATTTGGGAACGCCATTCTTGAAGCTGATTTGCAATTTCACGAAACTTTAATTTGGGTTAAAGACCAAATGGTTTTAGGCCATAGTGATTATCACTTAAAACACGAACCAATTTATTACGGATGGACAAAAGGCCCAGGGCGTTCTGGTCGTGGAAATCACGAAGGTTCTCGTTGGTATGGCAACAATTCGCAGGTAAGCATATTCAATGTAGATAAACCAAAAAGAAGCGAATCTCATCCAACAATGAAGCCAATTCAGTTGATTGTTCAACATTTGCTTAATAGCAGCAAAAAAAACGACATTGTATTTGAACCCTTTTCTGGTTCTGGCTCAACGTTGATAGCTGCAGAATCATTAAGTCGACGTTGTTACGCAATGGAATTAGACCCTAAATACGTTGAAGTTGCTATTGAACGCTGGGAATCAGCAACCGGCAACAAAGCCGTACTTCTCTAAACCCTCCGTCAAAACGCTAGGCCGTCAAAACAATGCCACAATTCATACGCACAGAAGAACAGGCTATAACCGACACAGAGGCGCTTAAATTGCGTTCTAGGGGCGCTACGTTTCAACAGATAGCAGACAGTATGGGCTGTTCTAAGGGCGCTGCATATCAACGAGTGAGTCGAGCTTTAGCCGCAATCCCTCAAGAAGCAGTTGAAGAGTATCGCAAATTAGAGTGTGAACGATTAGACATGCTTTTAGCAGTTGCATTTCAGAAAGCAATAAACGAAAAAAGCATGACAGCAGTTGACCGTTGCGTACTTCTAATGGAACGTAAGTCTAAACTAATGGGCTATGATGCTCCGATTAGACAACAAGTGGAAACGATAACCTATGACGGATCTACTATTGAAGCACGAGTTGGAGAAATCAGACTCGCTTTTGAACAACTTAGCCTCCAGCCGGTACCTTTGGACGGATCAATTAGCGAGGCCTGAGCAGATACCGACTCAAGAAGACTGGAGCGTTTGGCTCTATCTTGCAGGTCGAGGCGCAGGAAAGACTAGAACCGCAGCTGAGTGGATGGCGTGGGAAGCGATTAGAGCGCCCAAGACACGCTGGGCTGTAGTCGCTGCAACATTCTCAGACGTTAGAGATACCTGTGCTGAAGGTGAATCTGGCCTGGTATCAATTCTTAGACGCTACGGCGCACTAGAGAACTACAATCGCTCTATGGGTGAGATACGTCTTACCAATGGCTCTCGAATCAAACTATTCTCTGCTGATGAGCCAGACCGCTTACGTGGGCCACAGTTTCACGGCGCGTGGTGCGACGAGCTAGCCGCATGGCGATACGAAGACACATGGGATCAGTTGCAGTTTGGGCTTCGCTTAGGTGAACACCCACGAACCCTAATTACCACTACACCAAGACCAGTGCCAATCATTAAACGGCTACTGGCACAAGACGATGGTTCTGTAAAGGTAGTCCGAGGCTCAACCTTCGACAATGCCAAGAACCTAGCGCCTTCTGCACTTGCTCAACTAAGAGCGAGATACGAAGGCACACGATTAGGCAGACAAGAGCTTTTCGCGGAAGTTCTCACGGACACCCCCGGTGCGTTATGGACTTTAGAAATGCTTGAAAGTTCAAGATTACAGAAAGCACCTGAACTTGTGCGTATTGTGGTCGCTATTGACCCTGCGACAACTTCTGGTGAGAACGCTGACGAAACAGGAATTGTTGTTGTTGCTAAGGGAACGGATGGTAGGGGTTATGTTCTTGCTGATCGCAGTTGTCGTGATTCTCCTTCTGGGTGGGCTCACAGGGCGATAGCCGCTTATAATGAGTTCAACGCTGACCGCGTGGTTGCTGAAAAGAACCAGGGCGGTGACATGGTTGAGCTAACAATCCGATCCGTTGAGCCGACAATCCCATTCAAGGGCATTGTGGCTAAGGTCGGAAAACGCCTTCGTGCTGAACCGATAGCTGCGCTCTATGAGCAAGGCCGCGTATCTCACATTGGCGCGTTTGATTTACTTGAAGACCAAATGACCGGCTGGGTTCCCGACTCCGGTTACTCACCAGACCGACTCGATGCCTTAGTGCATGGGTTGGCTGAACTTGGACTTGCTACCGGCGCATCAGCCGACAGGTTCTTTGCACAACTCGCACCGTCTTGTACGGCT